NTGAGTACATTGCTGCTGAAACCACCAATCCTATTGTCGGAATCCATCTCGACATTGCCCCCATTCCTATTGTCGAGTTTGAAATGGCTGACCAGAATGTGTTCTGGACATAGTATTTCTTGTCTCGAAGCCTCTTGAAAAAACCATTGTAGAATCTAATGAAATCTGAAACAACAAATCGTCTTGTTTCTGGAAAAAGTTCAATTACTTTTCCCGCCAATTCTTCTGTTGGTTCCTTGAAACACAGTTCAATCAAATGAACCTTTCCCTCATGTAACTGGCGTTCTTCCTCAATATTCGATTCATCTAAAAGGACATAGTCCTTGCCAACAATCGTAAGTCTGGCCATGGATCACCTCTTTACTTAACTTATTCTCTACCATAGATTATTTATCTCCAAATACAATTTTGTTTCAAGATAATCTTTTTGATTTTCCTCCAATATGTCCTTTACATCAATTCCTTCCACAAAAACATCACTTATGTCCTTATGGTCCTTTTGTTTCCAAATGAAGAACTTCACTCTTGTAAAATTCTTTGGGAACTCCTCAATTGTTTTCTTCAGTTCCTCAAGTGCTGGTTCATCAAGCCAGAAGTTGTCAAAACAAATGATAACATTTTTGGATGTCATTTCAAGAAGTTTCTGAATAAATGCCCAATTGACAGACCTTCCCAATATAGATGTGGCATTCATATGAAGATAGCTATTGAGAATTAAGGCCTCCCAGAAGCCCTCAAAAACATAGATGTCCATTTCAGGATGGAGATCATCTTTGAAAATGATCAAATTCTCTTTCTCTATTGGACAATTTCTATACTTTGGATCTAGTTTCTTTGGAAGTGCTCTGCCCTGAAAATAAACGGGCAACTCATGTTCATAGAAAGGAATGATCAATCTTCCTCGCCAGGGACCACTGAAACAAATGTAAAATGGCCAGTCTTTTGAACTTACCTTTCTTGCTCTCAATTCCTGTAAAGCAAGATATTGAAGGCCTTTCTTGTAGAGTCCATCTATTTTGGATCGAAGGGGAAAACATTGTTGAGATAGAAACCTTACGATTTCAAATTCATCGGAGGACTGTTCCTCTTCTGTTTCATCACTTTCATTAAAAAAGGATTCAATGTTTTCAAGGAAATAATGTTTGAATTTCTGAATAGCTTGTGCATAGGGAATTTGTTCAAGGGTGGCTACTAAGGAAATAAAATCTCTTCCACCTTCTCCACAGTTAAAACAGTGCCACCAGTTATTGTGAAGGTTGTAGTTGAACCTTCGTTTCTTACCAGGTCTCTTTTTACTATCTCCACAAATTGCACATTCAGCTTCGATTTCTCGTCCACTTTTTCTGGACTTACAGTTTTTGAAGTGTTGGAGTACATACTCTCTTACAACACCTCTTGGAACTACAATCATCCACCTTTTCCTTATAATTACAGAATCGATTATAACAAATGAGTTTTCCCGTATAGTGATTTCTTTCTGCTGTCATCTTTTTGCATTTTGGACAAAGTTCCATCAAAACCTTCTCAAGTCAGGAGTAGGAAGAGCACCCTGCTCAGTAAGTAGCCGCGTTTCTTCTTTTTTCTTTTGTTCCTCATTCCACATTCTCAAGGCTCTGAGTACTGCATCTGTAATAGCATTTTGGAACTGTTTTTTCTCGGATTCAGTTTTCCAGATCATCTTTCCCAACCTTCAATTTTCTTAATCTCTTTATCAAAGGATACATATCCTGTTGACTATAGTCGCTGTGGTGATCAAGAAGAATGTTCAATGTTTCGTATCCTTTCATTTGATCAAAATTTAATTCATCACAATCCTCGGGGGAATCACAATATCCAAGTGGACCATAACAAGAACAGTGAGAAAGACTCATATCATACCAAAGTCCATCTTTCTTGAAGATAGCTTTTCCAGCACCCTCATAGTAGCCAACAGAATACCAATATACAAAAACTTCTGGATCAATACATTTTCTTACAATTTCAATTTCCTGATTCAATAATTCAGATGCCTCAAAGTACTCGTCATAATCATACTCTACTCTATACACTTTCATCGGAAACACCTCCTTACATTAATATTATAAGTCACAAATGCCATCTTTTAAACATTGATAATCCTGAACTGTTTCCAAATCTGTGTTCGCTTTGATAAGTTTCTTTGCCTCTTTTTCGGACAAAGGATACATGACCTGTTGATCTCTTGATCCATCCACATAGATTGTACATCCTTTCAAATTCCAAATTCCATTCAAAAGAAGATCTTCAACTTCTTCAACGGTTGTTCCATTTGGGCAATTAATTGTCTTGGAAATGTTACTATCAACAAACTTTAGTCCAGCCTCAACAATGTCCATATGTTCCTGTGGTGTTACATCATGGGCATCTACAAACCATTCTGGAAGTTCTTTGATTTCTCCATGGAGATATTTCTCATATAGAGGATGGATGTAATATCGTTCACTTACATTGTCTTTTCTTCTGTAAGCCTTTGCAAACAGCGCTTCAACACCACTATTGCAATCTGAAATCAATGATGTTGTTCCCGTGGGCGCGCCCGCCAAGAGTGTACAATTTCGAATGCCATGTTTCTTGATATCCATTCTTAAGTTTTGTGGAAGTTTACGTACAAATGATGCCTTTGAAAATGATACTGTATCGAATTTTGGAAAAACACCTTTCTCCGCCGCCAATTTCACTGATTCATCATAAACAATATCTCGAATGAACCTATAAACTCTTTCGACTTCGGCGACAGACTTGTCTGATCCATATCGTATTTCCTTCAAGAACAGATAATCTGACAATCCCATTACACCAATTCCAACCCTTCTCGCATTCTTGGCCGCTTCTTCTATTTGGGTAAGGACATAGTAATTTGCATCAATGACATTGTCCATAAAACGAACAGCAATTCTTAGAACTTCTTCCAATCGTTTCCAATTTGTATTCTTCTGTGCAATGAATCTTGGCAAAGCTAGGGATCCCAGATTACAAACTCCCCAATCTTCCAGACATAATTCTGAACAAGCATTTGTTCCTGAGATCGGGGCAAAGTAGTATGAATTGTTCTTTAGGAAATTGTCCCAATTGATAAGCCCAGGCTCAGCGCACTCAACCATTCGTTTACAAATTTGATGCCAAATTTCTCTGGCAGGCATTTCATTGTAAACAACCTTATTGTATTGAAGTTTCCATCCATTATCTCTTTCAACGGCTTCAAGAAATCCATTATTGATCGCTACTGAGAGATTAAAATGAGAAATTCGATTTGTCAATTTGGCTAGAATTAACTTCCACGCCCTCCAGAGAGTTTCATCCTTTTGTTTCTGGAGAAGCTTAACCATGGCTTTGACGGCCGCCTTTAATTCAGGATCCATATCGGCATCGTCTGTTTGGAGCTTTGCATCAAGAAATGTAAATAATTCTGGGTGGGATACATCAATTAGGCCAAGACCGGCCGCCCTCCTTTGGCCCCCAGCTTCAATCGTTTCCCCAATAGCATCAAACGCTCTAAAGAAACTGGTCAAACCACTGGAGGAACCACCAGCCGTTTTCAGTTCAGCACCTCGAGGTCTTAAATCAGCGAATGTTCCAACACCACCACCAAATTTCCAGAGAATTAGAATGTTCATTATGAATTCGCCAATCGATCTAATGTTATCATGAAGCGGAAGGTTGAAACAATTGGCTAGGTTGCCCTTTAGCCGCCCAGCATTTCGTAAAATTCTTCCACCAGGGATAAACTCTCTGTTGAAAATGATTTCACCAAACTTGTTTTGCCAAAATCTTGGATCTTTCTCTTGCTGTGCTATTGTTCTTCCAACTCTGTCATAGCATAGAAGTTCCCATGTTTCCTCTTGCCATAGATATCTGGCTTCGAGGACTTCTTTCGCATGATCAGAAAATACTGACATTCTGCAACCTCATTTAATTCCCAATTTTGTTGAGTTTCTTTGTGTCCTCACCAACCTTTTCCAAAATATCCAGGAAATTTCGTTTACACAAAATCTCTTTGTATATTTCCAATATCGCTTTTACTGCTTCTTTTGTCTCATAATCTGGTGGAAACCATTCAATCATCACATTTTTCTCCTTACTGATAGAGTCCAAGCAAAATGCCCTCGGTCATGTCCAATCGATCAATGAAATACCTGAACCCTACGTCGTAGATAAACTCTGCGATTTGTGGATCAGGTAAATTGTATTCTTGATAGGCCTCCAGAATTTGATTTTCAATTGTTTCGGGAATACGAAAAAGATTTACTAGCTGATTGTTTCTTTGAAATTCTGTTTGAAGACCTTCGTGGATTATCCAACGTTTGATTTCATCAACACCCTGGCAAACAATTTTTCGTGCCCTTCCTTCACCAATTCCTTTTTTGATAGAAGGGACTTCATCGCCAGGATCTCCCGCCAGTATTTTAACAAAAAGATCATCCTTTGGACTATCTGATTCGATCCATTTCTTCCGGATGGGATCGTATAGTCTGATGTTTTTCAAGTTTAGGAGCTGGGAGAAGTCCCTATCTGTGCTCACTATAACTTTTTCACCTTTGATTTTTCTACAGATTAAAGCGATTATGTCATCGGCTTCGATTGTTGGAATACGGATGATCTTAAATGGAAGAGTTACTCTCATCTTGTCGATAAATTCATCAAGCACCTCAAAGAACTTATCGAAATCTACTGGAGAGTCATCTCTACTTTTCTTCCTGGATCTTTTGTATCCATCATAAACATCTCGTCTCCAATAACCTCGGCCATCAAGAGCGAGTACCAGTTCATTTGGATGAAACTTTTTTATGTTTGCAAATAGAGTGTTGAAATAAATGTATTTGAATAATCTGAAGGTTTCATCACTCATTGAATCCCGGCTGGAAAAAAGGCATCTCATGGCCAGATTTCCACCATCCACAAGTAATATCATATGGCCTCCACTTATTTACCAGTTTCAGAAATCATTTCACCTTCTGGTTCCTCACCTTCAAGATATCTAGCCTTCAAGGCACCACAAAACTTGGCTGGATCTTTAATTCCCGCAACGTCTTTCATTTTAGCCATACAAGCTGTAAAAATTCCTTCTTCTCCTTTGGCTTTCTTTGTGAGACTCTTAGCAAATTTTTCCACTGAATCTGAAGTCCATCCTTCAGGAAGTGGTCCTTTCCATTCTGCCTCGACAAAAGGAACAATAGATTTGTCATCACATTCAATGAGGGTTACTTCTTTTTTACAATGAGGACATTCAACAATGGTCTCTTTGATTGGTTCTTCCATTCCCTCATAAAGGTCTTGGAATTGTTTGAATTTTTTGTCTTCCCTGATCATTTATCTCTTCCTCCTGTTGACAGGATACATGAATTCTCTTCCCTTCTTTGGATTCTTGACCATGAATGTTCTACCTGGGTGTTTCTGCATAAAATCTTGTATCTTTCCTTTTGTGGCAAATCTAAGTCTCTGTCGATCAGCCTTCATATTGTTGAACCATTCATTTTCATCTTTTGCCATGAATCCAGGACTTCCTTTATGAACAAAATCAGGTCTAATTCCGGTTTCACTTTCCAAACGGTCAAGTTCTTTCGCTGTCGCAGAATCTAATGAAAGATCATCAAATTCCGTACTTTTATTTTCTTCCTCGCTCATTGTTCTCCTCTTCCAATTTCTCCATTAACAATTCATACTCTTGTTCATAATCCATATCAGAGAGCAACAAAAGAAATGTGGAGAAAACTGCTACTCGATGACCTAGAAGTCTTTTCAATTTGAATACGAATTTGTCAAGGATTGTGTAAGCGTTCTTTTCGTCTTTGGTTTGGGGTTTCTTGATTCTCTTACCTTTTTTATCAATGATTCCTAGTTGGAAGGCCTTGGTTTTTTCAATGGGTTTGAGCATCTTACGTACGAGTACTCCAATTACAATTAGATCACCTAGTCTTCCTTCCTGTATTAGTTCTTCCATTTGAGACTCTCAAGAATTTCCTGTTTTGTACATGAATTTACAATATCATCAAACAAACCGACAATTCTATTCTTACTTATTATAAGTGATATTACATCAATATTAAGGCGGTCAAACAGTTCCTTTTCCATCATGAAGTAATATGAATTATGTTTCATTCCATTACGACGAAACAAAAGTAATGGATTTCTTCCAACTTTCTCTGCATCACCTTTACATTGATCCCACCAACTTTCTAATTGATTCCATTTCTTTTCAGGATGTATTAGATCAGAGAAGTCAAATTGTTTCACGAATTTGGTTTCAACGCTGAAGATTTCACAAAAGTCTGAACCTTCTGGATGTATTGCAACAACATCACCAGACATTTCCGTTGTTCCACCCGACAATGTAAACTGTGCTCCAGAAGACCCCACTCTCCAAAACACTATTGGAGTTTCTTTTCCGGTCCACCATTTACTAAGGTACTTGCACAATTCTCTTTCGTTTTCTGAACCTTTTGCTTTGCCTCCACCTCTTCGCATAATTACCTCTTTTATCCTTGATACTTGATGTTTCTGGACTATAATACTAATTGTACAAGAATGAATAGTTGTACAAGTTGCAATCAAAAATGTTCGGAAAAATTAATCAGCACCTGCTCCAGCAGCCGCTCCTGGCGTTTCTAAAGCCGCTTGGCAACCTGGGCACTTCTCACCCGGTCTTTTTGCCTTTGGAAATGACATTCCACATTCAGGACAAATGTCATACATTGTTTGCTCAAGTAAACCCGGTTTAACATTCATCTTTTTGGCCACACCCATAATGAATTTCTTACCTTTTCCTTTTGTCAAAGTTCTGATATGACCAAGATGTCTGTCCTTTTCATGGCCTTCTGTTTTGTTATATGCGTTAATGTGCCAATCAACACCCCTTTCATCGTTCTCTTTCAGGTAGAGCCCAATTTTTTCAATGATATCCATTTCTACCTCATTCCATTCACTTTTCTGACGAATTCTTTCTCATTCATTGCGCCACCTTTGTGGCGCACATAAAGTTCAAGAATGTTTCCAGCCTGAGCAGGTTTGATTCGAAATCTCGCAGCCATTTCGTCATCTAGATCTTCTGTTCCTTCTTTTACTTTTAATCGTTTCTTTAGGTAAGAAAGAATTCTTTGTCCAAAATCTTGAGCTTCAACAAGCTGTAACCAGTACATTTCACCGTAATCCTGTTCCTCTTTGATACCAAGTTTATTCTTGGTGATTTTCATTACGGTGCCCCAGTACTTTCCATCATCTCTTTCTGGTCCAGTTGCCTCTTTAGCTTCTTCCCAGGCCTTTTCAACTTCCGGTAATGATTTTCCAGCTTTTTCGGCTAAAGCCTTTAACTTTTCAACGGGCATTCATCCCTCCTAACAATCATTCTCCAAAGGTCAATATTTCCATTGAGTTTCTCAATCATTCTGGCCTCATCATTCGGACATTGAAATCTTCCCTTAGATGTTTTTCCAACCAATCCATAGATCATTTCAAGTTCAGGAGTTGTAAGAGTCTTACTCTTTTTTCTTGATTCAACTACTTTTCGTTCCCACTTTTTGTACAGTTGGATTCCTGCTTTTCTAGATCGAGACATTGCTTTTTTACGACGATACGATGTGATCCAGTTTGAAATTCTCTCCCAAATTTGGGGTTTAATAACTTTTCCGTCGTCTTCCATCATAAAACCTCCTACGTTTTATTTGGCGATTTACTTGGGGTTCACGCCACCAGAACCTCCGGATTCTTCTACTACACTACTCCTTCAAACTCCATAGTAAAGGAATCTAATCTATTATTATTTATCTTCAAACAAAAAAATGAAGGTATCCAAAATGAATACCTTCATTCATTTAGATCAAAAATGGTCTCAATTGTCCAGTGTTATCTTCCCTTCTTTTCCTTAATCTTTTTTATTATAAGTGATTTTGTAGAAAAATCAATCATTGTTCTAAATTATCGAAAAATACCTGCAAATCCTCTGGATCGATTTTAATGATATATGCTCCATTTGTTCCTTCATCTGGTTGTCTACAATCATCAGCCATTGGAAAGGTAATTTCAAACTGTATTCCAATAACGCCTCTTTCTCTAGTACTAGAAACACCATGACTATGTGTTTCAATTGGTTCATCAAGTTCCCAGTAAACAAATATTGCATGATCTCCTACTCCAAATCGACCAAATTTTTCATATTCATTTGGTTTGACCATTAACTTTTTCTTTCCGTCACTAGTCCAATATCCTGGTTTTCCAGACCTCGATTCATAGTATTTGGTTGAATAAATTGTAAGAGTTTTGTCTGTATTGTTATGAATCAACACATTACACTCCGGGACAATCAAACCGGTTGGATAATCTGCAAACGCAGATCCAAACAATCCCAGAAAAGGGACCAAGAATAAGGCCATAATCCATTTATTCATTTTACCACCTCGCAACTGAGATAAAACAATCTGAATTAGAACTACAATCTTTAAGATTTTCAATGTAGTCTATATCATCGTGAGGAACTTCAAACTTCCTATCATCAAGTGTTTTGATTTCTACAAGACCACCCTCATCTTCAACATAACTTTGGATTTCAAGATGTTGTCCGAGTCCATACTTTTCCTTTTTGAAATGGACAATGTAGGAAGGTTCTGGAGGTTTTTTGTCTTCGATTTTTTTGGAATTTTTTTCAACTTTCTCCTTCTTTACCTCAATCAGAGGGCTCCACGAGTCATAGTAAATAGCCCCCAAAGTAATCCAGGTTCCTACTCCTAAAGCCACAACGAGAAAAATAAAAAGTCTTACACGTCCTGTAATAAGATTACCATACTTATCTCGAAACATTGACATTTTTTAGTCTCCCTTCACGTATTAGTTTTTCTTTCAATTTGTCCAATTTTCGTGAGTCAAAAGGACCCAGTCTTCCTTTATATCTCTCCGCAAGAAAATGCCCACAAGGCGTTGGTCCAACAAATTCTGTAGGTTTGATTTCGAACACCCTAATCTTATTCAAATGATGCGGATTTTTCGATTTTTCATGAAGGTCATAGTCATCAAATCCAACTTCAAAGAAGAGTTTTCCACAGGTTAAACATTCAAAACTTATTGGCCTAAGATATTCCAATCTGGGATTTTTCCAACTAATTTCCTTTTCATTTCCACATTGTTGAAGAAGAAGTTCTCGAACATATGATAGATCCTTTTTCAATAGATCATTTACACTTTTCAGTTGGATATTTTCTTCAACAAGTGCACTGATTTGATCTTTCAACTTTTCAACATCAAACTTCATCATAGTCCTCTAAAAAGTCCTTAAAAGACATTCCTCCATACGTCTTGTGGAGTTCTTTTCTTTCGCGTCGATGATCTCGATGGGCTTTTTCCTTCTGAACTCTTGTTCCTCTTTGTTCAATTCCTCCTAGATTCTCTCCACGTTCTTTTGGTTTTCTTTTGAGTTTACCAAGCTTCGATTCTCTCTTGGCCTTCTCAATCATTTGATTCGCTGTCATTTCTTTTGAACCTCGCTCTAGTAATTTCAGGTCTCACATGTTCCTTCCACCAAATATGCAGATCCACATTGTTTAGATATTTGTTAACGACTTTCCTTTGTCTCAGATTAAACATACTCTGTTGCTCAATGGTTATCTGTTCCTTGAAAAACAATGGAAACCTCAACCAATAGTTTCTATACATTTCAAGTTCGACCATACCTCCATTTTTAATAGCTTCCTTTACAACAACCAGGAATTTTGGCCAGTCCATTTCTTTGAATTCATGTGTACGAGGAATCCATCGTTGATGGTTATTTTTCTTATTCTTCCGGCGATTCTGCATCCTCGATCACCTCACCCCATTTATGTGTAAAGTAGTAAAAAGGGATCCTTTCAACATGGATTCCAGCAGAATATAATGTATCATAGATATACTTTGATCCAGGTGGATTGATGCTATGTACAATTGTGGGAATATTCCATTTCTTTTCAACCATCAAGTTTGCAACATCAGAACCAGTTTTTTCACGATCATTTGGATTATCAGGATGATGCATCTCACAGTCAAAATCATGATCCAAAAACAATTGTTCTATTTCATCATAGTGTCTTTCAAGAAAATCCACAGCATTTTCATAGTCGTAGATGTGATATATCTCATCACTCTTCCGTTCAAAAACAATCAAAAGTAGTTTCCTGAAAAAATCATGGCGTTCAGGCATGTCATCAATTATCAGAATCAAATTCTCCTCCAATATTTCGTCTATACCATTCTTGAAATTCCTCAGCGTCCTGTTTGAAAACAAACCAACCGAGAGGATCTCTTACATGATAGATATGAATCGATGGACCATTGTAAATGAAAGTCCATTGTCCGTGGATCTCCCTTCCGTAGGTTCTCACAGACCCATCCTTTCCATTAGTTTAGTGTAGATATTGATTCGTGTAGAAATGTTTTCTTCAATCCATAGTTCACTCCCAAAGGTTGAAAGGTCCTCTAGATACAGATTCATTCTTTCGTCCTTCTTATTATAGTAGAAATCTAACAATTTATCAAGTTCCTGAATTGATTGAAATCTTTTTGAACATCGTTTATATGGTTCAACATCTGAATACAATCCTGGGAATCCAGCCGCGAGATATTCTAACACTTTCAAATGAGACTTGGATCTATTGAAAACATTGTCCTGTAATGGAGCAATTGCTATGTCCACATTCAATGATTTGTAAATGTCTGGAAGTTCTAACATACTCCTCCAGGGAATAAAGAATACATTTGACAATGATTTGAGTGACTTCGGGATTGCCCCAAAGAAAATCCATCTATACCGGTCTTTGTTCTTTGTAATTACATCCATCAATTTCCCAAAATCACCAGAATTGTCTTCTGAGAAATGGGTTCCAGACCCAGACCACAATATGTTCATTTCCTTGTTGTCAAGGTGTGGGCCCGAATAACGTGGAACTCCCCACATCCATTTCGGGAGATAGTTTGGAATCACCACAATTTGATCAGTAAGATGTTTGTAAACATCAACCAAATTCGTCGTTGAAACAACAAGGAGATCAACATTCCGAATGATCTGCTCCATAATTGGAATTCTTTGTTCTTCTCCACCACCCTTGAAATAGTTATAGTCCGGAAGAGAGTAAATGTCATCATCGAGATCATAAACGATCGCCATAGGTTTACTTTCTTTCACACCCAACATGAAGTTTATTCCATTGATATGATGTGGAGATGACCATCTTTGCACTTGAACAAGATCAGTGTACTTGAAGATATTTGAATCATAGAGGATCCTGTGTGGATGCATGATGTCGATTTTACATTTCGGATGATTTTGCCAGTAATGGATTGCCTCGGCTGGAAATATACAACGATAATATCCACAACCAGCCCGGTCACCATGATACCAAATCCACCAGGACATTACACGGTTCTTTAAGGCCAGTTGTTCTCCAAATCGATCTATAAAGAGGTCTTTACATGGTTTCAGAAGGATCTTAGATTCTTTTTGATGTTTTTTCTTTGTTCCTCGACTTGACATGTTCCTACCATAAAAATCTTACGTTTTTATATTCAGATAGATCATTTTTGAGATGAATTTCAATGATATTTTCAAAAATTCCATACCGATTTGCAAGACCAGATCCAAGTTTGGAAATCCAATAGTTCTTTTCAGGATTCTTTTCAATTTCTTCACGAAGTTTTTTGATCTCGGTTTCATATTTCCAGATATAATCAAAAGGACGATAGAAACTGGAATCTTTGTTGTTCGGGGCCTTTTTCGTTATGAAACCATATGTATTTGTCTCATCTCTGAGTTTTGCTGCACCACCTTTTCCTTTTCTCTGAAGATTATCACCAAAAACAAATACAACATTCGGATTGTCTCTAAGAAATTTCTTTATTGATGAAATTTGGGATCTTAATCCATTTTTGTTCCATTTAACAACTCCTTTCGGAGGCCATCCTTTAACCCCCTTCTATACGATGGCCAAGCCCTGCCCGGTAATTCCTTCCCACCTACAATGCGGGGCTCTATTTCCCGGCCTAACTCGAGCTAGCGAGGGAGTCAGGGTTGATCAATCTTACTCATTGGCTGTACACCAACAATATCCTCTGCTGATATTACTGGAAAAGGTTTTTGAACAACTGGAATGGAAATTTTTCGGAATCTATAGATTCCTAATTTCCACTGAATCTTGAATTTGATACAATTAAATTTCCACTTTATCCAATTCAAACACATTTTCCACAATGGTGGAGTATAAACAATTGTTCCCAGGCATCCATTGATGACCCGACCATATTTGTCGGGATATGACATAATTCCTCTAGATTCCATTGACAAATTCTCCTTCAGTGAGTTGGCTGAAATGATCATCTTTGGAAACTTTGTAGAATCCAGTAAAGTCTTCAGCCGAGATATCTGTACTATGTGTTACAACATACACTTTCAAATTACGGCTCTTTTGTCTGGCTTTTATGATGTCCATAATTGCTTGTCGTCCTTCAGGATCGAGGTTTGAATCAAGAAATTCATCAAACACCAGAAAGTCACACCAATATCCACGTAACTTTTCAAGGATGTCCTGGAATGTAAAGATTAGAATCAAATCCAATCTTCTCTTTTCACCACCCGAGAAATTTTCATATTCAAACTCTTCTCTGTTTCTCAGTTTGAATTGTTCTTGAAGTTGCTCATCAAAATAGATTCGATAATCAGCTCCAACTTTGGAGAGATAATCATTTGCAATTTGGTTGAGCCATGGTCGGATCTTTGCAATAGCAAACTTCTTGACTTGGTCGTCACCAATGAGCGTTCTGATATAAGCAAAGTATCGTATGTACTTACGAAACAATTCCTTTTTCTCTTTCACATCTCTTTTCTTTGCCAATGTATTGTAAATTTGTTCACGAATATCTTTGAGCCTTTGTTTTAGTTCATCCACTGAGCCAAAAACTTTCAAGTCATCAATTTGTTCCTGACAATTTTTCTTGCGATCCTTCAAGATCCCAATTTGTTGATCAATCTCTTGAAACAGTTCTTTTTGTTTTTTCAATTGTTCTAGAAGTTTTTCTTCTTTCGAATCCAATTTTTCCTTCTGTTTCGTTATTTTTAGTTGTTGGTCTTTCAGATCCTTGATAATCTGTATCAATCTTTGAATACACTTTTTCTCAACCTCCGTGTCCGTAATTGGCCTGAAACACCAATGACATTCTTTTGATTTCTTGATATCATCAATGTGTACTTCCTCATCTGAAATTTTTGTATCAAGTTTGATGATGTCTTTTACTAAGGCTCGTGTATCTTGAATCAAATCAACTCGATCTTCTTCTCCCAAATTGAGCCATTTCTCAACTTCAGTTCTTTTTTCCTCAAGTTTTTGTAGTTTCTTCTGAATTAATGTAATTGTGTCTTCAAGTTTTTTCAATCGATCTTCTCGACCAGTTTTGATTTGATCAAATGTGCGACGTAACTTACGATAGTGGTCTCTATTTTCCTCAACACTTTCTTTATAAATGGATTCTTCCTTTTCAAATACAGCAAGTTTCTTATCAAAAATCTTTAACTTATCACCAATAATCCAGTTCATCCATTGAAAAACCGTGAGATCTAAAAGATTCTCAAGGAAAACACGTTTATCCGTCTTTCCTAAGGATAGGAACGGTCTGGTCTTGTTTAATGAAACAAATTGTAGATTAGAAAAAATAGGATAATTACATGACAGAATATTTCTTTCAAGTTCATTTTGATACTGTCGAAGATCCGCAATCTGTGGTTCAGGTTTTATGTTCTCGCCTCTGTTTATTTGTATTGTATGTGGTCTCATACATCTTTCAAAATGCCACGTTGTTCTTCCATCACGGAAATGAACCTTGATATTACAATTATCTTTGTTAACCTTATTGATCACACCTTCCTTTGTGAGATTTCGAACCGGTCTTCCATATAAACCAACAACAATGGATTCAAGAAGTGCGGTTTTTCCAGAACCATTAACACCCATAACAAGATTGATTCCTTTTCTAAGTTCAAGTTCATGCCACCTATTTCCAAAGGAGTAAAAGTTTTGGAATTCAACTTTATCAATAGTGATGTGGTTGTTCTTACGTGTTAATTGTTCAGCACGTTGAGTTTCTTCAAAAAGACCTTGAACCAATTTCTTCAATGTTCCCTTCTTTATGTCCTCGGGAATATTGAGAGTCTCCATATAGGTAAGCAACAACTGGATTGGATCACTTGGAATCTCTGATAAAGGCTCTAGGTCAATATCTTTTCTCTCATCTGGGAGAGCATACGTTGTTGAAAGAAGTTCTTTTGGATTCCAATCCCGTAACATTGCTTCCCAGCCAATGATATCCGAATCTGGAACATCCAGATCAACAATTGGCTGAACAACATTGTTGTTTATGTTTTTTCTTTTTGTTTCATCTCTATTTGAATACCAAGCCTTTACATAACGTGGTGAAAATTTGTTCTCAGTGAATGTTTCCTTCAAACTTGGAATCTCGAGAATTGTAAAACCCTTTGTATCTCCAGCTTCAGCAAAATCAAGTTGATATGGTGATCCAACATATCGAACATTACGACTTTTCTGTCTTTTATGAAAGTGTCCAGAAAAAACCTTCTTGAAATTTGAAAAATCCTTGACCTTGAATCCTGATTTATTTGTAAAACCAAAGACATTCAAATCAAATCCAACAACTTCAAAATGACCAAAACAAACTTGATAATCATCCTCTTCCTTGATCTCAAGAAACTTAGGTACATCCCCAGGCATTAACCATGGAACCATAAGAGTTTTGATTCCATCAAATTCAATTGGTGTTATTTCACTGATGACCTTGATCTTTGGATCGATAAATGTTAAAGGATCGGCAGATGAATATTCCTTTGTTGTCCTGTAATAGTAATCATGATTTCCTTTGAGAAAATAAACCGGACAACCAGTTTCCTTGATCAAATTGTTCAGTGCAAGAAAACCTCGATTCATGGTTTTTACATTCAAGGCATTCCTGTTCTCAAAGTAATCTCCAAGAATAACAATGTTCTCAATGTTCTTTTCAATACAAAGTGAAGTGGCCTTGGCCATCACTTCATCAGTAACATCCAGATATTTACTCTTATTCGTTCTGAATCCATAATGGATATCACCGAGAACTAGAATTTTCATTCGTACATCTCTTCATGATATTTGATTCGTTTGGGAGTTTCTCTTTTGTGGCCTTCATTAATGGATTCACGGATTTGTTCTTTAATTCTTGACTGTTTCTTTTCTCTATTAATCCATCCTATGAAAGCATTGAATATGATTTGTGTGAAGTACGAGAAGGGATTTTTGGAGACATTTGGATCAAAGTTATCAATGTAAGTGATACAAGTCAGTACACCTTCATTGATCATGTCTTCCCGGTAGGTATAGTTGTAGAAATTTGGTTTGTTAGCAATTTTCCTGGAGAGTTTTTGAAACATCTCCCCCAATCTATCCGAAATGATTTTTGTTTCTCGATACCGTTTGAGTTCTTCAAGGAACTCTTCATTCGTAAGATAGTAGCGTTCACGTTTCCGAGCTTCCAAAGTCATTCAATATTCACTCCTATGTTTTATTTATCTAAAATTCTTACGTTTACGTAAATACGTAAATACGTTTACGTCCTCCTTAACGTCCTTATTTATTATAATGAAAATTGTGCCTGTTTTAAATCACCAAAAATGGCGTTATAATAATGATATAAATAATAAAGAGAGGAAACTATGAAAATACTGGACTTTGACCAGCTGAAAGACCGAGTTGAGAAGGATCTCGAATTTGATGAATACAACCTAATTGAAGAAAACCAGAGAAACACAGCCAAACATCATCATTACATTACGTTGAAAATTGAAGAAGAGGAGAAATTTGCCAAATTAGAAGAAATGAAGAACAAGTTGTACGATAAATTGTATGATCAATTTCGATGGGATGATGAACACCATCTCAATCGAGCTGAAATTGACATAAAAATCAATGGTAATGATAAATGGACACGATTTATGCAAATCTACAACCAACAGAAGAGAATTGTGGATTATCTCACCAAAGTGGAAGGATTGTTCAGTAATCGATACTATTCCATTACAAATGCAGTCAAGTTGGTTCAACAGGAAAGATATTGATGAGTCCTAGTGGAACTCCTTATGGATACCAAAAACTAATGGTGCGGGTCAACCCGTCAGATTTCCGTCAGATTTCCGTCAGATTGAAATGGATTTTCGTCGGAATTTTTAAGTGGATAAAATGGTTAGTTTAGTGGAGAGAAAATTGAGATCCAAAATTGTTTCTTTCCAATATGTAAACACAAACTATCTCAAAATTGACACCGATGACAAGTTGTATCTCGATCAACTGTATGATACCTTTGCAGTTTTTGTGAAGGACTATCAGTTCATGAACATGTTTCGAAGTGGAATGTGGGATGGAAGAATCAAATTCTTCGACAAGTTGAGAAAAACACTTCCAGTTGGTCTCATCCGAGAAGCCTTCGACTACACCAAGAAATTTCATCGAGACAAAAGAGTAGTTTTGGACAAGAAACTGAAAGAAATTCTTTTCAACAAGGAACTGGAGAATGTTCCTGAAGAAGAATTTCTGTTATCTCCAGACAAATACGAAAGAAGACCATATCAAATAAATGCGGTCAAAAAGGCTCTGTATCATAAAAGAGCGGTCATTAGATCACCAACCGCTTCTGGAAAGTCCTACATTATCGCCTGTATGGCTCAGCATCTTTACGATCGTCAGGAATGTTTCAACTTCTTGATTATCGTTCCTACCATTCAGCTTGTTGAACAGTTCTACAAAGATATGATCGACTATGGAATGGATCGAAACAAGATTGGCAGGATCCATGGTGAGATCCATGAAAAAATGGAAAACTGGTCCAAGAATTTTGTAATAACTACTTGGCAAAGTGCATCCAGAAAAATTGGAAAGTCTGATAAACTGAAATGGGCCAATGTTCTGAAAGAGTTTGATGGTGTTGTAATTGATGAATGCCATCTAGCACTTGAACAGGAAAAACCAAAAGAAATCAGAAAGATCATTACAGCCTGTACTGGAACAAAATACAGACTTGGTTTTACTGGAACACTCCCATCCAATGAATGTGATCGATTTAGTATTCTGGCCTATATTGGACCAAAGGTTTTGGAGATTCCCACCCATGAACTTATTCAACAGGGTTATGTTTCAGATCTCCAAATCATTCAGATTCATATCGAATATGATGATCCGGATTCATATAAACCACTTGATTGGATTGAGGTAAAACAGAAAGTTCTAGTAGAACCAAAGAGACTTGAACTCATTTCAAAGATATGTGGTTCTTCAACAAAAAATACACTGATGTTGGTCTCTTTTGTCGAAACAGAAGGAAAGATTCTCCAAGAGTATTTGAAGAAACATTTTCCCGAGAAAGAAATCCATTTTATCTATGGTGATGTAAAAGTTGATGACCGAGAAGATGTAAGACTCGCGGCTGAACATAAAAACAACATGGTCATCATTGCTACATATGGAACGTTCAAACTTGGTCTGAACATAAAGAATCTACATCGAATTGTATTTGCTAGTCCACTCAAAGCGGAGATTGCCAACCTCCAATCAATTGGACGAGGACTCCGTGTCCTACCAAACAAGAAACTCATTGTTTACGATATTGTGGATTGGGTAAAGTTTCTCAAACGACATGGAAAAGAAAGAGCCTCCATATTTGTAAATGAAAAATATGATGTGAAATCCTACAAAACCTGATTTGATTTTTTCACTCCTCCATCTATAATAAGGATATATGGAAAAGAAAAAGAAATTTGTCTGTCGTTGGTGTGGAAAAGAATTTACAAGTATGTTTGGAAAGTTCTGTCCACATTGTCATCGATTTCAATGAAAGGAGAGAAAATGAGTGTTACAAGAAGACTTAACGCGTATCTCTACTTTGATAAAGGAGATCAGAAACGGGACACTATTCGACGTGGAGATTACCCCCATTTAGTAACGTCAATTGGAGAAGACCAGAGAGAAGGAACTATCCTTTATACGGTCAATTTTCAAATTCCAGAAGATTCATTACCCAAGAATCAATCACTTGCTCGAATTGTAATCGAATTGGATGAATAAAAGGAGAGAAAATGTTCTGGGAACAATCCCCAAACGGAAGACCTTTCCGAAAGGCTGGTGATCTTCTGATACGATTCTATCATGAAGGTCGAATCGATAAATGGAATCAACTTCTCATCACCAAGTTTGTTCGAGGAGCCGTAAAACACAGTGACAGAGGAAAACGAATCGTTATCGATAACATAAGACAGTCACTTCTTCTTCAACTGAAAAAGGGCGTTCATATTACAAATCTTCAGCAGGAAAAATGGAAATTCACGAAAGAAGAGAAAGACCTGATAGCTGAAGTCAACACCTGGCTGAAAAAGAATATCAACGGTGAATGGATCAAAAGAGCTGAAATATGAAAATTCTGATTGTTGGTGATGTTCACAATCGTTTTGGAAAACTGAATACATTGATCAATGTTAAAAGACCAGATTTGATCATTTGTTGTGGAGAATTTGGTTACTGGCCTTATTTCGAAAATTCTGAACCCATTGAGAAAATTAAAACTCATGGTGCAAAACTTCTTTGGGTTGAAGGAAATCATGAAGATCTCTGGACTTTGAGAGACAGAAAAAGTAATGAGTTGGCTCCCAACATCATCTACATGCCAAGAGGATCGACATATCAACTTGATGATGGAAGAAAGATCCTCTTCATGGGTGGGGCAGATTCAATAGATAAGGATGTTCGATATCTGGGCGTTGATTGGTTTCCAGAAGAAGTCATTACATACAAGGATTTGCAGAATCTCCCTAATTGTGAGATTGATATTTTCATTACACATACATGTCCTCAGGAACTTGTTGCAGGACTAGCAAAATGGCCAACGGAAAAGGATCCATCCAATCAGGCATTAAGTGAACTTTGGAAAATGTACAAACCGGATCTTTGGTTCTTTGGGCATTGGCACTTCTTCACGAAAGGAAAACTAGGAAAAACCAAATGGTTTGCTTTGAGCCATATTGAAGAGGGACGATTTTGGTATTGGCTCCCGGAGAAGAAATGATGATTCTCGAAAGTATCGTAAATTGCATGACTCTTGCCGTCATCGTTTTTATGATGTGGGCATACTGGGTGAAATGATTTCACTACAAAAATATCTCACAATCTACATGATGATTGGATTGC